ACATCTTGGTTCGCAAGGTGGAACAGAGCAGATGGTTGCTGGCTTAAAGCAGCGCTTACCTGCTGATCTACTAGATCAATTCAATATCATCTGCTCGCGCGTGCGCGAAGAGAATATCAGCACGACAAAGAAGAACATTCTTTGGTTGCATGATACATTTGACGATCCAGAGTCACAACATCTAAAGGATGCTAAAAGCCTAGATCGATTTGAGAAGCTTGTGTTTGTTTCTCACTATCAACAGTCTACCTACAATTTAGGTCTCGGCGTTCCTTACGATAAGGGTATCGTTCTTCAGAATGCTATCGTTCCTTTCGAGGAACATGCAAAGCCAAAGGGAACTATCAATCTTATCTACCACACAACGCCGCATCGTGGCTTAGAGCTTCTGATTCCTGTCGTTGAGTTCCTCGCAGATAAGGGCTTGGATTTTCATCTTGATGTCTACTCATCGTTCGCTATCTACGGATGGCCTGCTCGCGATGAGCCATATCTCCAACTCTTTGAGCGCATTAAGAATCATCCGAAGATGACGTATCATGGCTATCAACCTAATGAAGTCATTCGCGAAGCTCTTAAGAAAGCCCACGTGTACGTCTATCCTAGCATTTGGCCAGAGACTTCTGGTATTTCAGTTCTTGAGGCTATGAGCGCTGGCTGTAACGTGATTTGCCCAACACTCGCTGCTCTCCCCGAAACTTGTGCCAACTTTGCCATTATGTATGGATGGACTGAGAACAACAACAAGCACGCCAATATGTTCGCAGGGATTCTTAGCATGATCATCAGCGAATATTGGGTAGAATTCAATCAGCAACGATTGGGCTATCAGAAAATGTATTTCGATAATTTCTATAATTGGGATATGAGGGCTGCTCAATGGAAAGACTTCCTAGTCTCTATCCAAAACAAGCCTTGACATTTGAAAGCCACTGTGATATAATGATTCATAGTGAAAGGATATCCTCATGGCAAAGAATCTCTTAAAGACGGGCGTGGTTAAGAAGAAGCGTGTCTTCACGCCTCGTGGTCTTGACGCCAAGTATTGGGGCGAAGAACCAACTTGGGACGATCAAGCTTTCTTGAGTGAAAGTGAGATTAGCTCCAAGATTGGCTTCGCCTACAACTGGTACAATTATTTCCACGAAGTCAAAACAGCTCGTGAGAATATCCTAGCCTATATGACTGAGCAGGGTATGTCTAAGGCTGCCATTGCTATGGTGAATCGTAATTCGGATAACAAGCTCAATGCCAGCATGTGTAACACAGCACGCATGCTTTCTATGGGCTTGGAATCCGAAGAGCTTACAAAGAAGCTGAACGATCATCTAGTCAAGCTCGTAGAGAATGGTATCAAGATTGAGAAGGCTGAGAAAGCTGCTGCGCTCGTTGTAGCGATTCCTAAGAATCCTGCCAGCAATCTCATCGGCGACATCGAAGAGATGCTCGACAAAGATAGTCCTGTCTTGATAGAGGGATTCTACTCATGGCTGAAAGATACACGTCAAGTGAAGCCTGCTGCGGCTAGGGCGATCGCTGACTACTATAAGCCAACTCTTGCTGAGTTGCAGGAAGCAGAAAAGACTAAAGATCCAGATCTGAAGTATGCGTATCGCCACTTCACAAAAAAGAAGTTCAAGGAACGCATTGCTATTTTCTCTGGCATCATCAGCGACTGTGAATCTATCGTTTCTAATAGTCGCAAAGTCACCAATGCGAAGCCGCGCAAGACAAAGCCTAAGTCTGCTGAGAAGCTTGTGTCTAAGATCAAGTTCCAGAAGGAAGATACTACTCTCAAGATCGCGAGTATCGATCCTTCCAAGCTTGTTGGGGCTACAGAGCTTTGGACATTCAATACTAAATACAACGTCCTTGCTCATTATGTTTCCAATGAAGGCGGACTTTCGCTGAAGGGTACTACTCTCCAGAACTTTGGCGAAGCATCTAAACAGAAGAAGCTGCGGAAGCCAGCTGAATCTCTACCCAACATCACAACTAGCACCTCAAAGAGTGCCGAACGCAGCTTCGAAGCCATTAAGACTAAGGACGCCATTCCGAATGGACGAATCAACGAATATACCATCATCCTCAGGGCAGTCAAATAACAACGTCGTTCGGTTTCCGAAGCGAAATCTACGAGTCGTTCCCCCAGTAGAAGACAAAGCTGTTAGGGAAACGACTCGTAGAGCATACGTCGATGAGGTCGCTGAAGCCTATGCTAATCATATTGCAAACAAGCTTGCACAGCAGGGCTTTGATATCTTTGATAAGCAGTTCGACAAACACTTTGGCTTTGCCATTGAAGCACTACGTTCCACGCTGCTTATGACTATGGGACTTCATCATCCCTTTCAAGAAATCGTCGAGGCTACTGTCCAGACTCTAGCCAAGAACGACAATATAGATGATGATGACTACGATCCGGCTTGACAACCTATCCACGACCTGATATAATGTTAATATGAATGGAGAGTTGATATGATACTCGTGGATTTCAGCCAAGTCATGATTTCAAATATCATGATGCAGCTATCAAATAATGAACAGAAGCTCGACGAAGATACGGTCCGCCATATGGTTCTGTCGAGCTTTCGCATGTACAAGCAGAAGTTTGGCAAAGAGTATGGCGAACTTGTAATATGCTGCGACGGTCCTTCTTATTGGCGTCGTGAAGTGTTTCCTAATTACAAGGCTAATCGCAAGAAAGCGCGAGCCAATTCCGATCACGACTGGAAGACTATCTTTGTATCCTTGCACAAGATTCGCGAGGAGATTCGTGACAACATGCCTTATCCCGTGTTGTGCTTTGATCGCGCTGAAGCTGACGACATCATCGGTTCTATCTGTAACGCTAATGGTTCGTTCTTGAACACAGCTGAGAAGATTCTCATCATCTCTGGCGATAAGGATTTCATGCAGCTCCAGCTGTTTGGAAACATTACGCAGTATTCCCCCATCGCTAAGAAGTTCATTGCGCCCGACGTCAATCCTGCAAGATTCAAAGAATATCATATCTTGCAAGGAGACAGCGGTGACGGTGTACCTAATTTCCTTTCCGAAGACGACACGTTTATCGTAGCGGGTAAACGTCAGAAGCCACTCCCTAAGAAGAAGCTCGAAGAGTGGACTCTTATGATGCCAGAAGCATATTGCACTCCAGAGATGCTTAGAAACTATAATAGAAACAAGATGATGGTTGATCTGGACTTGGTTCCTGATGAACTTCAGAAAGAAATCGTAGAAGCGTTTGATAAGTATGAGCGTAATCCACGAAGCATGATCTTGAATTACTTCATCAAGCATCGGCTGCGCAACTTAACAGAATCTATCTCGGAATTCTAATATGAAAAAGATCTTTCTTGGTGTCGCAATGCTCGCGCTCGCGGGATGTGCGCAAGGAATTCAATACGGCGAGTTTACTGACTATAGAAAAGGTCATGCACCCCAGACTCTCTCGCTGGTTCAGGCTAGTGAGAGAGTAGGCGCTACTAAGAACAGTCCAGTGCTCATTCGTATCTTCAAAGAATCGAATGAACTGGAATTTTGGCGTAAGACTGCGTCTGGCGAGTATGCGCTCGTACATACGTTTAGCGTGTGCGCATACAGCGGAGAGCTTGGACCTAAGAAGAAGTTAGGTGATCGTCAGTCGCCTGAGGGTTTCTATAGCACTGCTTTTGAGAATCTGAATTTCAATAGCATTAGATATCTCTCATTCAACACTGGCTATCCTAATGAGTACGATCGTGCTCATGGTCGTACAGGTGGAAGCATTATGATTCACGGTGGATGCGACAGCTCTGGTTGCTTTGCGATTAAAGACGTTCCTATGCAAGATCTCTTTGCAGCGATTCGTGATTCTTTGAAAGCAGGACAAAAGATGGTTCAGATTCATATGTATCCGTTCCGTATGAATGAATTCAATATGCTTGCTCATTCAAAGAATCCTAATATGGATTTCTGGAAGCAGCTCAAGGTTGGATATGATAAATTTGAAGTTGCTCATAAAGAACTAAATGTAAGTGTAGTCAACAAGCGATATGTGGTGAAGTGATGAATGATCGTTTAGAGCGTGATATCACTGCGCTGGAAAAAGAAATTCGGCAGCTAAAAACAAAGCTCGATAACTCTATTATTGATATTCGCGCCGTAGATTATTGGGGATGGGTTGATCCTAAATTTGGCCCTTGGGAAGGCAAGCCAGAAAAATACTGGACAGTGGTGCGTCATGAGATTCAATATAAACGCCAAGGTTCGCCAGAGTGGATTCCGCTTCCAATAGTCCATCGCGATCTAGACGATTCTAAATACACCGTAATTCCACTTCCTACAGGAGAACTAGAAGAATGATTGATATGGCTAAGTATGCTGAGTTCGTTATGGCTGTAACGAGCAAAGAGAGTCGCGTGTGTGCGGAATTTCTTGACAGAGTGAAGCAAATACACTATGATAAGGATAATGTAATCAACGTACCTCTGTTGCTCACGGCTATGATTGGCATGACCAGTGAAGCAGGCGAAGCCCAAGAAATCGTTAAGAAAGTTCTGTTCCAAGGTAAGCCCTACACCGAGGAAACTCGTCAGCATCTAATCAAGGAACTCGGCGATGTGATTTGGTATTGGACTAATGCGTGTAATGCGTTGCAGATTGACCCGAATGAAGTAATCGCAGGAAACGTGGATAAGCTTCAGGCTAGATATCCTGGCGGCACGTTCGACGCATTCTATTCCGAAAATCGTAAGGAAGGTGATATCTAATGACTAAGAAACTTGTTATGGTTGAAGTGCTTTCGCAGTATCGTATGCGCTATGTCGTGGAAGTAGAAGACGACATTGACCATGCGCTCGACGAAGTTATTATGCAAGAACAAAATGCTGAATTCCATGAGTTCAGTCAGAAACACTTGGAACCATCACCTATCATTGCTCACTACGAAATCAGTCGTGATGAGTATCTTAAGATTTTCAATGAAGATAATGATTATCTCAAGTTGTGGGATGACGACAAGAAATTTTCCTATATAAACAGTATAGACTACGAATCACCCCTTACGGAGAATAACGATGGCGATTGATACAAGTAAATGTTTGGCTCAGATTATTGCTAAGATTGAAGCACAAACGACGCACGCAAGACAAGTTGACTTTCTTAAGCTTCATAGCTCGTCTGCTTTGAAGACTGTTCTTGGATATGGTTTGGATCCAGGTTGCACTTGGTTACTCCCTGCTGGTGATCCTCCGTACACTCCTCTTCCCGATTCTGCTGATCAGGAAGGACGTTTCTATACCGAGTGTCGCAAGCTTATCTACTTCGTTGATAGTAATGAAGGCCGTGAGGTAGCACAACTCCGTCGTGAAGTCCTTTTCATTCAGGTCTTGGAATCTATTGATCGCCGCGATGCTGAACTGCTTTTGCGTATGAAGAACAAGAAGCTGAACATTCGAATCTCAGCTGTTAAGGAAGCGTTTCCGAATCTTGCTGGTCACTGGGTTGAGCAAGCTCCAGATGTGGAGGAAACAAAGCCCGCTAAATCAAAGAAGGCTAAAGTATGAACACAGCTTTTATCATCGGTAATGGCACTTCTCGGAAGGGGATAGACCTTATCAGACTTAAACCTTATGGAACGGTGTTTGGTTGTAATGCGCTATATCGTGATTATCCTGACTACTCTTTTCCTGATTTCATCGTTAGCATTGATGATGGTATCATTTCCGAAATAGAATGCTCGGACTTTCCGTCCAAGCGTTTTCTTGTGCCTCCGTATGATGAACGCTGGGAACCAGCAGAGTGTAACATTGGACGTCCACGCAGCAATGCTGGCGTCAATGCTATGCGCGAAGCTATTAAGATGGAATTCAATCAGCTGATTTGCGTTGGATTTGATTTCTTGGCAACTGATGATAAGCAGTCTGTTTCCAACGTCTACGATGGCACGAACAACTATGGTATGGAAGTTCGTGCCAACGCAGCTGATAATCCCGGTCGTATTCGTTATGTTCAGTGGCTGACTAATAGCAATCCTGACGTTGACTTCATTTTCATTTTCCCGAATGACTTTAAAGTGAATCCTTTATTTGGTAAAAATGTGTATTTCAACACATATGAAAATCTTCTGAAGCATACATAGAGATATAGATTTTCAGAAGGAGAGAGAACAATGGTAAAAGTAATTTATCTAGAGCATTCCGAACGCGACCAGAAAGATCATCTTCTGGGAAAGTTCTTAGACCATGATTGTTACGATCTTGTTCTTACTGAAGACACGGACGTTTACGAACCTCTAACACCTCTTCAGATTGCTAATGGCGAAACGCATAGCGAAAAGAATTTGCTATGCAAGTTTCGTAAGAACGTATTCCCGAAAGAACTAACAGATGCTGCGTACAAGCATCTGCGTAGTGGCGCGATGATGTCAGACAATCGCGGACTGGCTGCTGGTATCGAGCGTGATACTGCGTTCCAGAAGCTTCCTGACGGCGAAGGTTCTCGTCGTTGGGTAACTCAGCGTGAGAAAGC